TCAATAGGTGGTGACAGGAAACAAGATATTTAATTTAACATAATATACATTATGCGCGGTTAGGTCATGCCCGTGACTAGGGGCCAGAAACACCGCTGCCGCAAGGGCTACAGCCGTGCCTGCTCCTTTGGTGTACTTCGCCAGGATGTCGTACCAGGCCTTTTTCAGCTCTGGATCTGTCTCTCTGACGGCAGCCAGGCTTAACAGGACTTCCTGCACGTCCAGGCCGATTTCTTGGGCCAGTCTTTTTGCAGTGGCATCAGTGAGTTGCACTTTGCCAGTGGTCAAGCTGGAGATGTGCGACTTGGTAAAACCTAGCTCTGCGGCGACTTGCTGGTACTGGCTAAAGTTTTTGGCTCTCATGTAGGCCTGAATCAGTGCTTTAGAGTCCATTTGACTGTCTCCTGACTTTTTCGAGTGGGCATATAACACACCTATTAGGGCTAAAAGTCACCCGTTGTTAGTTAGATTTAGTTCTGATTCAATCCAGTCAGTTCATAATAAATCTGACCGACCTATGACCCACTGTAGCCCACAAAACCAGGATCTGCCGGCGCTCAACGAGCGCAAGGTCTACTGGCAAGCAGAGCCTACCGGCGATGTTTCCGCCTGTGTGGCCGGTCAGGTCGAGATGTTCCGCGACCTGCATGAGATGCGGATCTACCTGTCCATGACGTACCCCGACACCGCCTTTGAGCTGGTCGAGGTGACCGAGGACACATGGCAAGGCTTCTATGACCAGGGAGTGTTTTTCGATGACTGGTCATAGCTCCGTGATGCCGATAAATAGCGTTATCGGCGACAACCTGGATGTGAGCGTGCAGCCGCTGGTTGTCGGGTTTGGTCTGCTCCTGGTTTTCTGCCTGCTGGTCACGTTGTATGGCTTGTTGGTTGCCTTGTGGGAAAAGCAGATATGACCAGTCATAAGACCCTGATCGACTATCTCTCTTTTACCTGGGCCCCGACCGAGCTGCGCCAGATGACTGAGCTCGCCAAGCAAGGTGCCCTCTTGAAGGCTATCCCCCGCTTCGAGACCCAGAACAAGGCGATTCAAGCCGCCTTTGCCGCCCAGCCGGTCGAGGGCTTGCGTTACCTGTGGAAGCGCCCTGTCGGGTTCGCTCCCCTCACCCGCTTTGACAAGGTAACTGAGCGCCTCTATGACAAGGCCGAGCGCCTGCAGCAGGCCGCTGCGTCCCCTGCCCCTGCTCGGACGTTTGACAAGGCCACTGAGCGGCTGAGCCTCAAGGGGCTGCCCAAGTCCCCTGCCCCGGTGCTGACCCCTTCCATGACCGACATGATGGAACGTGCCCTGCACTCTGGGTACCGGTCCCGCGCCGACATGCGCCAGGAGCTTAAAGCCGTCTGCGCTGACCTGCTCAAGTTCTCCCAGTTCGAGGTGGTCGAGGGTGCCAAGTATTGGGAAGCCTATAACGACCTTATCGACAGCTACGGCGTCCAGTTCCTGGATGCCCTCTGCTGCAACGAGATCGAGCTGTGGCTGGAAGAACTCAATACCCGTATCGGTGTCCCTATCCCTGAGCCGCGCTTCACTATGCGCCCTCGCCGCTCCGGTCTGCATGGTTACGCCAACTCGGCTGACCTGTTGTGTGACGGGATGCCCTGCGGGCTGATTGGTTGGGGTGCGGCTAACCATGGCTGCATGGTGAGTTTTTCCGGCGTGGGTTGTGCGGCCCTCGATTTCCAGGCTTTGCACTCCGTTATCTCTCACGTGCCAGGTCTGCGCATCACGCGGGTGGATCTTGCCCTGGATGACTACAGCGGCAAACACATCACTTACCAGGGCGCGATAGCCGGCGCCGAAGCCGGCGAGTTTCACCCGCAGCGTGGCCGTGCACCTTCCTGGATGAAGATTGAATCGGGTGAGTTCGTGATCACCGAGGTGGCCAAGGGCATCGCCAAGCGTTTCGGCATGGTGCCGAGCAAGGGTTGCTCCTTCTACGTGGGCAGCCGTATTAACGGCAAGTGCGCGCGGATATATGAGAAAGGCAAACAGATGCAATCGGCCGAGTTCCCGAACTGGGTACGCGCCGAAGGCGAATTACACAATAAGGACAGAGTCATTCCGCTGGATGTCTTGGTAAACCCTGACCCTTATTTTGCGGGGATGTATCCGCAATTTGCCAAATGGCTGGATGCAGTTTGCCAGGAAGAAATAACACCAGTTCGTGTGACCACCTTTAAAAATAAATTCAAAACGTCCAGGGACAACGCCGTATTCAATATGTCCAGAATGGCCGGTCGCCTTGTCAATTGGTTAGCAAACATCGAGGGGCTATCCCCTGAGAAGATTGTTAACCAATTAACAGCGCACCTGGAAGAAACCGATATTCCAGCGCGGTTAAGAATGCCAGTTCCTCCTGACCTGGACGAGCTGCCATTATTTTCGACCTAACAATGGTTCTTCAAAGGATAAATAATATGTCTCTGTTGACTGGTATTTTGGTTACCCGCGTTACTCATGGCTATGGTGTGTCCCGTAAATCTGGCTCGCCAGTTCCTTATGACTTTGCCCAGGTAGAATACCTAGCACCGGCTAATAACGTGAACAAGCCGGAATGCAATATCACCTCCTGGGGCTATGAAGTGCGCCAATTAGCCCTGCGCAACGATGCGGCCACTATTAAAGAGCTGGCCGACTGCCCGAAATTGGTGGCAGTGGATCTTGTCCTGGAAGCGGATCCCCAGAATCCGACCCGCAACGTGGTTGTCGGCTTCCAGCCCACCAAAAAGCAGCCGGTATAACCACCGCGCCGCGAGGAGGAGGAGCGAGAGCGCGCAGCGAGCGACGACGAGGGCGCGATAATGCTTTGTCTAGATATTACCTCTGAAGGATATGCCCGCTTAGCTGAGGGGGATTCTTGTAATTACGTGCTCCTGACTGTCCAGGAACACGCCAAATTAACGGATATATCGAGCTGGTTTGAATTTGATGTATCCACTGTGTCGATGGCCTTTGGCTTTGGATTATTAATCTGGGTCACTGGCCTCAAACTGGGCGCAATTGCCCGTGTCATCGTAAGTGCAAAAAGAGGATAAACGAGTATGAAAAACTATTTCCGTAATGGCTGTATCGCTGCTGTGTGCTCCCTGTCTACCGGTGCGGCCTTCGCCGAAGGTGGTACAGCCGCTGCTGATGCCGCTGCCAAAGCCCTGGACGCCACCCAGTCGGACGTGACCGCAACCTCTCCCAAGGTGATGCTGGTCGTGGCTACCTGTGTGGGCGTGGGCATCCTGATCAGCCTGATGCGCAAAGCCTAAGCATGTCTTTGCTCATCGGAACGCTGTGGTTCCTGTTCTTTGTGGAAGGCTACAGATCATCGTTTTCGATATGACACAAAGGCGGCTCCGGTCGCCTTTTTTATTGGGGGTACTGTGCGCATCGCTTGGCTTTTACTGTTGTTTCCGTTGGGGGTGTCGGCGAGCTGTCCTGTCGGGATCCGCCTGTCTAACCTGCCGATCTCTACTGTGCTGCCGTATTGCGTGAAATGGGAAACGTCCTCTTTGGGCGGCTGCTTTGTCGCGTGTCCTGGTATCTGTATTCAATCCCCTTCTGCCGGCACCATGGGACCGATTGAGAGTACCGGCCAGGAGTGTTCTATGGGCGGTGGATCCGATGGGGATGGCGGCTCTGATGGCGATCCCAATGGTGATGGCAACAATGGAAATAACGGCAACAATGGCGATGTGGTTCCCAATTTGCCGCCCAACGGGATTCGTGTCGGTGGTGACAAACAGGAAATGACCACTGATGCCTTGCGCCATGTGAATGAGACGTTGATAACGGGTTTTACCAGCTTGATGTCTAGTGCTGCCGGTGCAAATCGGAATGCACTAAATATTAATGTCAAAATGGATGACGTTCTGCGTTATATGAAGGCCACTAATAATGGTCAGGTCGGCATGGAGAACAGTATTCGGGAGCAGACAGCATTAGAGCATAAATTTTACGATGAATTTCTTGGGCTTAAAAATGCCATCGTAAATCCACAAGATGGGCCAGGACAGAGCACAGGCGAATATCGAGCACTGAAAGAATTACAGAATAACTTCTTCGGCCCTGACTTTGACAAAAATTATGGTGGCTACCATATGTACGGGGTTATGCGGTCAATGCTATATGACATCGAGTCGATGAAAGGCCGCGTGCATGAATCAGCCAGCGACATGCACAACCTTTATTCCTACACCATGCAGGACATGCGAAACAATAGCATTGAAATGAACCGCAATATTAAGGCCATTGCTGAGGCCCTGCAAAATGGCGGCACAAGTGGTGGCGATGGTTCCGGCGGTACCGGAAATGGCAATGAAGGCCCTGTGATTGATTACACGCAAATGCCAGGCTCTGCGCAAAACCCATTACATGTCGCAGGGTCTGAATATACATCGCAGCTCTGTAAAGATGGTGCGCACTGTTTCTTTGACCTGGAAACCATTAATAAGCAGTTCCAGGAACGCAAGGATCAATTGAAGAACACCCATGAAGGTATCAAGGATGACATGGTCGATATGTTCCAATATAGCCTGAGCGGGTCGGCGGCGGTGCCCAAGTGTTTTGATATGTTCTCGATGTTTGGCCGTTCTTATTCCGTCTGCCCTGAGGTCGAGGGATATTGGGAAATGATAGCGGCCATCATGATGTTCATCTTCTATTTTCTGGCACTGATGATTGTGGCTAAGAGGTGATATATGGAATGGATGAGTGATTTCTTTAATGGATTTTTCAACGATATATATCAGCTGGCAGTGCAGTTTGCAGCCTGGATAGCGGTTAAATTGGCAATTCAGTGGGTCGAGTTCAAGATATTTCTACTCACTTTTTCCTGGGACGTTGCCAAGCAGATTCTGATTAACCTGCAATTTAGCGACCTGATCTCCGCCTCCTTCAATAACCTGCCCTCGCAAATGAGGGGGATCTTGCTCTATTTGCACGTTGATAAAGGACTGTCGATATTGACACAAGCCTTTGTGACTCGCTTTTTACTGAACATGTTGGGGTGGTAAACCATGTCTATCAAAATCCATCATGGCGCCCCTGGTTCCTATAAGTCGTCAGGGGCCATTCATACCGATGTGATACCGGCCATCAAGGCGGGTCGCCATATCGTCACCAACGTGCGCGGCTTTACCGCGGAACGATGTAAAGAGGTATTGGGCAAGGAGGTGCCTGACGAGTTCCAGGTCACCTATATCGAAACGGAATCCCAGGAAGGGCGCGATCACCTCGCCCGCTTTTATCACTGGGCACCCAAAGGGGTTTTCTTCCTGGTCGATGAAGTGCAGCGAATATTTCCGCCTTCCTGGCGGCAGAGTGATTTAGACCGGCTGAATTATCCAGGTGGGCCGGATGTGGCCAAAGCCGATGGACGGCCAGAGACGATTGATGTGGCCTTTGATATGCACCGTCACCATAACTGGGACTTTGTATTTACAACCCCGAACATCAAAAAGGTGCACCAGGTAATCAGGGCTGCTGCCGAAACGGCCATTCGTCATACCAATATGGCGATATTGGGGATCGGTGGTCGATATAAGACGGTGCTTCACCTCTCTGATAACTCCGGTACGTCCATGAATGACGTACTGCAAGCCAAGCCATTTAATAAGGTGCCCAAGTATGTTTTCAAGCTTTATGACTCGACTACAACCGGTAAGGTCTCGGATACAATCGCAGGCAGCTCGATATTTCGAGACCCTAAAATTCTGTTTATTCTGGCGATTTGGGGACTCTGCGTATTCTTTGGCTTCATCAAGCCTGAATATATTGATGCTCCTGCTAAGGCCACTGAAACCGCTTCTGCCGCTGTTCCGGCTGCTGGGGCGGTGGGTGCTTCGCCCGCTGCTGATGTACGTCCTGGTAGCGCTCCTGTTGCGTCTGCTGCTGGTGTCCTTGCTATAGGGCCGTTTGCCGGCCATCAGCTCATTATCAGCTGTCACGTCCTGATCAAGGATCACCTGGGCGAATATCGGGTCGAGTATTGTTTCTCGCTGCGCAAGGGCGACGACGTGCAGCCGCTCGACAAGGACGATTGGCCGGATGAGCTCGCCAGGGTGGATCCAATGAGTGCATGCCATGCGGTGGTGAAGTACCAGGGGCAACCTGTGGACGTGTACTGTGACCCCGAGGGGGACGCCCTGCGCCGGAAATACAATGCCACTCTCTTTGCGGGTGGCAACAACAAGCAAGTTACTTCTGATGACCGGTCATAACTCCCCTCTCCTGCCGGTGGCCGCCATTCTCTAGGTCGGCCACTGAACCCCAGGGGCGTGAGCCCCTATAAGGCGACACACTGAGGCCCATTGTCGGGAAGGTGGTAGGCTCGCCGAAACTTCTTTGGAATGCTCCTGTGAGGCTGTGCCTCCCCCCTTCCCTGCTAAACCGTCTTTACTGCCCCGCTAGAGTGCCCAGCCGAAGGCTATGGGGCACGTCCAGCGCCTTTCTATGCCTCCTGTCGAAGACAAGCTGCACTCACAGCGCCAGTCGGTTTGCCCCCCCGTGTAGTAATACGGGGGGAATTCAACACTAATCCTCTATTCTTTCGGAACCTTCCTTACTAAATTTTTGCACTTGTTCTGTGATCCATTGCGTAGCTTCATCCATTCTTAGAAAATTTTTAACCGTGTGGCCTTTTAGCGATGGAATTAGGTGCAGGGATATTGCATAGAGAGTTGGTGATGAGATGACGTGTGCTTGGGCTATGACTGCACTATGAAGCATGAATTTGTGGAAATTCTCGGCTATTTCAAGTGCTTCAGCAGTACCGCCAGTATACAACCTTGCGTCAATAAGGAGTCCTACTGCGTCGCCATTCTGTTGATGGATGCAAGCCTTCATATCATCAACCCAAGCTTGCATGCCTTCCATGTTGAATGTGCCACTAAGCTCACAGGTGAGTAGGTGTTTTGATACAGGCTCTATCTTGTAACTACCATGTTGTAGGTTGCGAAACATACGACCTCCACATGTGACTCTGCTTTCATCCCCATTCTCTCCCTGACGCAATCATTTTGCAAATTAGCAACAAATTGTTATCTTGGTTGCAAGTGAGCCTGCTTGGTAAGGGCGCGTATGGGGCTATTCGCATGCACTTTTCCCTATGCTATGCTTTCCATTTAGGCCCCAAGAAATCTTGGAGGTGTCATATGGATGACTTTAAACGAGGTGATTTGGTTAGGCGCCGCTCTGATGATCTCCTAATGGAAATTGAGTATGTAGAGCAGGATCTCGCTTGCTGTTACATTATTGAGCCCTTTATGCCTCCGCGAAAGATTGTCATATCTCTCGATGCTGTAGTGCTTGAGCATAAGGCCGAGAGCTTTTCGAGAGACTTGGATAAGTAAGGGGAGCTTTCGCCCCCCTTCCCTCTTTCTAGCTGATACCTAGTTTTTTCCGCCAGTAGAACGCGGCCATTTGCCTTTCGGATCGTTCCACTTGGATGATGGCCAGGGCCTCGATCCTTCGTCTGTCGAACCTCACGCCTGTGGGGGAAACGAGACAATCATTTGCCATCCGCCATCCTTCCCAGGCCTTGAATATCGTGGGCAGTTCCCGCCCAGATGCCATACGCATAAGCCGTTTATAGACAGGTGGGATATTTGTACCCTTATCCCAATACGTGACCTGTCTCACAGAAACAAAACAAAGATTTGCCGTCTCCTCTTTCGATAAACCGCACTCAAACCAACGAAAAATGAAGTTTTTGGTCAACTCTCGTTCCATCCAAGTAATTACCTGATAAACCAGCAAAATTGCGTGGGCTGGCTTATCGGCAGGTTTCAGATGGGCATTTAACTAAACACGGCATTATGCGCGGTGTTGGGTTGTGGAAGAATCCGGAGTGATGCCGGTTAAAAAACGCTGGTCATCACAGCCATGCTCCTGAACTTCTACTTTCGTTATCTCTCATTTTGAAAGGCCTAGTCGTGCAGCCGATCCAGCGGTTTGTGATTGGCACTTTCATGGCGCTCGCTGTTGCCGGTGTGCAGGTATTTGGAGGTGGTGTCGATGCTGTCGTGGCCGGCATCGGCCTGCACATGGGATAACGGCCGCCCGTTGAGATTGATGTCGTGGGTGATGCCGGTATGGCGAATGGAGTGTGGTGTCAGGTTGCGCATCTCGGCGCCGTCCTGCACAAACCCATCTTTTTCTGCCAGTTCGGCGGCGGTCTGGATGACGCTCATCACCAGGTCACGCAGCTGGCGGATCCCGAGGTTGGCGTTGAGCTCGCCTTGTTCCCGGCCATGTGCCGCAGCCTTGTGACGCACAAACAGCGGAGTCTGCTCATCGGGCGCCGGTAATGGTGAGAGACCGAGAAACGTCCGATAGCGTTTGAGTGCCTCGAGCAAGGCATGGGACACCGCCACGGTGCGGCGCTTGCCACCCTTGCTGCGGGGAATGAAATAGCCCCAGACGCCGGTTTTTCCATCACGGCGGAACTGCCCCATGATGGGGGTAAATCCCGGTCTTGCCGCGACTTCCGAGATCCGCAGGTAACAGGCGTACATCAGGCTTATCAGGAAGCGGCTGCGCTCGTGCTGCTCTGGTGATTCGGCCGCCAGCAGGTCGGCAGCCTGCATCACATAGGACCACTGCAACTCACTGAAGGCCTGACCATGGTCGTCCGGCTCCTGCTGCATTGAGCGCTTCACCCGTTGCAGTAACAGCGCCGGGTTGCGGTCCATGTACTCCTCCTGGATCAAGAACTGGAAGAAGGCAGAAAGAATGGCGAGCTTGGTCTTCATGGCCTGTTCGCTGAGGCGGTACGGCAGCTCGCGCCCCAGCTCCCGCTTGCCAAGGAAGGGTCGCCATTGGGGATTGGGCAGTCGTTCTCCCCACTCCTTGTCGAGCACGAACTGGGCTACGTTGCGATAGGCAATCAGGGCCGCCGGCGGTGCCTGACAGTAATCGAGATAACGCATCATGATACGCCGGGTCAGATCCTTGGGGCTGATGCGCATTTCGCCGAAGCACCAGTGCAAAAACGTGGTCAGCTCACTGCGATAGGTTTTGTAGTTGTTCTCGCTGTTGCGTTGCTCCAGGAGCCAGTCGACGGCGAGCTCGTAGACCAACCCGGCATCGGGCACATCGTTGAGGCTGAGGTTGGCAAGATATTGATTGACCTGAGGGTTGCCCGCCTCCAGGTAGGCCAGACCATCGAACAGCGGCAT